TCCCATCGTGCGTAGTCGCGAAATTCGAGATTTTTTGAAACGGAGATTTTGTGGAATTAAACGTAAAAACTTTTTTAATTGCTGATCTTGAACTTGACCAAGAGAACGTGAGAAAACACTCACCTAAAAACCTCGAATCCATTAAAGCCTCCCTTAGAAAGTTCGGACAAGTAAAGCCTATAGTGCTCCACCGACAAAAAGTCGTCGCCGGTAACGGAACTTTGCGCGCCGCAAAAGATCTTGGCTGGAATCAAATCGACGCTGTCTCTCTTCCCGAAGATTGGGATCATCAAAAAGTAAAAGCATATGCGATCGCCGATAACCGAACTGCCGAACTTGCAGATTGGGATATTGAACTTCTATCTTCTCAACTTGAAGAACTAAAAGAATATGGTTTCGATTTAGAGGACACAGGGTTCGATGATTTCTCTTTAAATAACATGGTGCGTGTTTCTGAATCAAAAGAAAAAGGATCTACTGATCCTTATAAAGAGTGGATTGGTATGCCCGATTTTGAATCGGAAGATAAGAACGCCGCATTTAGAGTTGTTGTTAGATTTAAAAGCGAGGTGGATGCCGATGACTTTTTTAAAATAATTAATCGACCCAAAAAGTCTGCTTTATGGTGGCCGGAAGATGATGGTTTTGTAGGATCAACAGTTAAAGAACAATACATTAATGTAGAGGAATAATGGTTAATCCAAGATTCCCTATTTATATTCCGTCTAAGAGTCGAGCCGATACGGCAACCACTCCTAGATTTTTAGATTCTATTAATGTTCCTTACAGGTTAGTTATAGAAGAACAACAATATGATTCTTATGCACAATTCTTTCCTAAAGAAAAACTTTTAATCCTAGATCCTATTTACCAAAAAGATTATGACACTTTTGATGATTTAGAAGATTTAAAATCTAAAGGTCCAGGACCAGCACGAAACTTTATTTGGGATCACTCTATAAAAGAGGGTCACGATTGGCATTGGGTTATGGATGACAACATAACTTTGTTCGCTCGCTTTCATCAGAACCAAAGAATCCCTGTAGGTGACGGAACTTGTTTTTACGCTATGGAAGATTTTGTTTTACGTTATGAAAATATTGGTATGGCTGGACCCGACTATTGGATGTTCACTCCGTCAAGATCTAAACTTCCTCCTTATCTAATTAACACTCGTATTTATTCTTGTAACTTGATCCGAAACGATTTACCTTACAGGTGGCGTGGAAGATACAACGAGGACACAGATTTAAGTTTGCGTATGTTAAAAGATGGTTGGGCAACTGTACAATTTTATGCTTTCTTGCAATATAAATTAACAACTCAAACTTTAAAGGGTGGTAATACTGAAGCGTTCTACGCCGAAGAGGGAACTTTACCTAAATCTAAAATGCTTGTAAAAATGCACCCCGATGTAACTAAACTTGTTTGGAAGTTCGGGAGATGGCATCACTATGTTGATTACAAGCCTTTTAAAAATCTAGGGCTAATTCGTAAAAAGAATTTCGTTCTTCCAACTGATAATGTTTATAAGATGAAAAAGGTTTCAAGACCTAAGAACGCAAAGAGTTAAATATGGCACCGAGAGGTAGACCACCTAAACCTGTAGAGCAGAAACGTTTAATCGGTAATCCAGGAAAAAGACCTTTACCGGAAACTTCTAATCTTATTCTTCTTCCGGCTGTTAATGAAATCCCTAAACCTAGTAGAAAACTTTTTCAATATGGGCAGGAACTTTGGGATCGTGTATGGACAATGGGTCATACTTGGATAAGTTACTCTACCGATCTTGATCTTCTTCTAATAGTTTGCGAGCAGTTAGATGAACGCGCGAAACTTAGAACCCTTGTTTGGAATAGTGGTCGTAACGATGAAAGAAAAGCGTTAAGGCAATTAGAAAAACAAATTGTAGAAAACCTAAGTTTATTAGGGTTCACTCCTACCGATCGCAGTAGACTTGGGATCGCTGAAGTTAAAAAACTATCTAAACTAGAGGCGTTGCGTGCAAAATACCAAGAAGATTAAAGGTTTCCCTCCAGCGTGGCTTTCCGAAGTTCCTAAGAAAAATTTAAACGCCGGTAAAGGTGAGCAGATAAGTGATTTCGTAAATACATTTTGTATTCAAACAAAAGACACAGTTGCAGGTCGAGCCGGAAACAAAATCGTATTGCGTGATTGGCAAAAAGAACTTTTAAATCATATTTTTGCTATGGAAAAAGATAAATTAAAACACCGAACTGCCCTTGTAGGCATGGCTCGAAAAAATGGAAAATCGGCTTTATCTTCCGGTATTGCTTTATGGGGTTTATTCATGGGAGAGAACGGAGGCGAAGTTTATTCTTGCGCCGCAGATAAAGATCAAGCGCGAATTGTTTTCGGTGATGCAAAAAAGATGATCGAAGCCGAACCGGATTTATTTAATCAAGTGAAACTTTATAGAGATGCAATAGAAGTTCCGGCAACCGGATCAATCTATAGAGCGCTTTCTTCTGAAGCATTTACTAAAGAGGGTTTAAGTCCATCGTTAGTTATTTATGACGAACTACATGCCGCACCTAATCGAGAACTTTTCGATGTTATGCAACTTGGTATGGCCGCAAGAAAATCACCAATGCTTTTAGCAATAACAACAGCAGGAGTAAAAGCAGATAACTCCGGTCAAGATTCGATTGCTTATAACCTTTATCAGTACGGACAAAAAGTTATTAGAGGAGAAGTAGAAGATCCAACATTTTTTATGGCATGGTGGGAAGCCGAAGCAGAAGCCGATCACCATTTAACTGAAACGTGGATAAAAGCAAATCCAGGGTTCGGTGATTTAAACGATCCGGCAGATTTTGAATCAATGGTTAAAAAAACTCCCGAATCAGAATTCAGAACTAAGAGATGTAATCAATGGGTTTCAAGTCAGCAAGCGTGGCTTCCTAACGGCGCTTGGGATCAGTTAGCCGAAAAGAAAATGGTTACCTCAGAAACGGAAATAGTTTTAGGCTTCGATGGTTCTTTCTCCGGTGATGCTTCAGTAATTATGGGAGTTACTTTAGAAGAGACTCCTCACATATTTGTAGTTAAAGCGTGGGAAAAACAACCGGAAGATTTAGACACTTGGCGCGTAGACACCTTAGATGTTGAAAATACAATTCTAGAATTTTGTGGAAAACATAAAGTCAGGGAAGTTGCTTGCGATCCTTTCAGGTGGCAAAGATCTATGCAAGTTTTACAAGAAGCAGGAATTCCTATAGTCGAGTGGCCATCAACTTCTGCTGCACGCATGATTCCGGCGTGTGCAAAGTTTTATGATGCAGTTGTAAATAAACGAATAACTCACGACGGAAACCCTTTACTAACTCGCCATATTTCAAACGCAGTTGTTAAAACCGATCGACTAGGACCAAGAATCGTAAAAGAACACAGAGGGTCACCACGCAAGATAGATGCCGCAGTTGCGAGTATCATTGCATTAGATAGAGCAACTGTTTCGAGAAACGATGAAAATGTTTCTCTTCCTGCTTTTTATGTGGTTTAGGAGTTAGATGGCAATAATTTTACAAATCGTAGGTGCAACAATTTTAATTATCGGGGTCGGGACAATTTCGATTCCTGCTGGCATAATATTAAGTGGTGTTAGTTTAATTTTATTCGGCTTGGCTTATGAGAGACGTGGTTAATGTTAGGTAACTTATTTAGTAAAACAGAACAACGTTCTATAAGTTTTCAATCAATCTGGGGATCAGGCGACACGTTGGCCATGACCACAGTTGCCGGAACAAACATAGATGAAAACACGGCCATGCAAATTACGGCTTTTTATTCTTGCGTACTTTTAATTTCTGACACGATTTCAACTCTTCCGATGGATGCCTTTGTTAGAAGAGACGGAACTCGTGTTCCTTATCGTCCACGCCCAGAGTGGGTTATGCGACCAGATGTAGAACTTGCTCGATCAGAACATTATCAACAACTTCTTGTTTCTCTTCTCCTTGACGGAAACGCTTTTGTAAGAATCTTTAGAGATAACCGAGGAGATGTAATTAACTTAGTTGTTCTTGATCCTTTAAAAGTTGAAGTAACAAGAAATCCTGTAACAAGAGAAATTGCGTATCGTTACGAAAACGAAAGAGATAATTTAATTTCAAAAGACGAAATGTTGCATCTTACTGAATTAAGGAAACCTGGAGATGCTAGAGGACTTTCAAGAGTTACAGAATTAAAACAAAATCTAGGATTATCTAGCGCACTTCAAGAATTCGCCGCAAGATTTTTCGGATCAGGTGCGAACCTTGGTGGTTTAATCGAACACCCTGCACAATTAACTCGTGAACAATCTAAAGATCTAGCCGATTCTTTTAGAGGACTTCATAAAGGATTAAGAAAATCACATAAAGTCGGTGTTCTTTCCGGAGGCGCTAAGTTCACAAAAACAGAAGCCGCACCAGACGAAGCACAAATGCTTGAATCTAGAAGATTAGCAATCGAAGAAGTAGCAAGAATATTTAGAGTTCCACCTCACATGATTGGAATTACTACCCCTGGCGCTATGTCTTACGCATCAGTGGAACAAAACAATATTAACTTCGTTACTCATACTTTAAGACCTTACATAACAAAGATAGAAGAATTTTATTCTAGACTTCTTCCTAACGATGCGTTCCTAAGAATAAACGTCGATGGTTTATTGCGTGGTGATTTTGCTACACGCATGCAAGGTTATTCAATCGGTTCACAAGCAGGATTCCTTTCAATAAATGACATTAGAAGATTCGAAGATTTAACTCCGGTAGATTCCGGAGATGTTTACAGAGTTCCATTAGCAAACGTAAATCTTGCCGCAGCAGATTTAGTAGAAACCGATAAAAAAGTTGCTATGGCTCAAAAACTTGTAATCTCCGGTTTCGATCCTACGGAAACTTTAAAGGCTCTAAATCTTCCAGCAATTATGCACACCGGAGTTCCGTCTACACAACTTCAACCGGTTGCACAAATTGATCCTAATGCTCCTACAAGTGTTTACAAGGTAGATTAAATGAGTTTATTTTCAGGGCAAACTTCAGTAGGAACTGCCGCAACTCTAATCGATGGGATCGCTTACAACAATCCTGTTTTATTACATATTCACAATAACGATAATACGGATGCTGTTTATATAGGTGGACCAGATGTAACAACTTCTAATGGTTTAAAGTTAGAAAAAGAAGATTCTTTAGAAATAACTTTGCATCAAGCAAATACAATTTATTGCGTATCTTCTAAATCAGGACACATTGTTTCGTGGATTGCGCAGAAACTCTAATGCCATATTTTATAACAGATAAATCAGCAGATTGCTCAGGATGGGCAACTATTAAAGATGACGGCGAAGTTATCGGTTGTCACACAACTAAACAAGATGCTATCGATCAAATGGTTGCTGTTTCTATCGCTGAAGATATGGAACCTGGAGGAGAAAGAGCCGAACCGGATTCATTAAACGTTGGTGATTATGTTTCTTGGAACTCTTCAGGTGGTCGTGCTAGAGGAAGAATTGTAAGAATTTTAAGAGACGGAGTTTTGCAAATTCCTGATACTGATTTTTCTATTGAAGCCTCTGCCGAAGATCCTGCCGCACTCATAAGAATTTATAGAGAAGAAGATAACGAATATGTTGCAACCGATACTTTAGTAGGACATAAATTTTCAACTCTAACAAAAATTAATGATCTCAGAAACAAAAGAGCGCTTCCCGAAGAATTAAATATTGGTGATTATGCTATGTGGTTTAATGGCGATAATCTTTTACAAGGCGAAATTGTTGAAATACAATTCGATGGTGAACTAAGAGTTCCGAATAGTGATGTAATTCTTTTAGGCACACCTTTCAATCCTGCCGCACTAATTCAAGTTTATGAACAGATCGGTAATGTTTGGAAAGATACTAATGTTTTTGTTGGCGTTAATTTTGATCAATTAAGAAAAGCAGAAGATTTAGATTTACAAGAAGATATAAAAGAAGATATGGAAGAAGATTATTCAGAAGAAGAAGATATGCGCGCAATTAATCAAGAACCTCCAGCCTATATGCGTGCTGCAGCAAGAAGAGGATTAGAACTTAATGCCGAGGGTAAAGGTGGAGACGGATTAACTGAGAAAACTATTAGAGAAGCAAGACTTATGGCCGATGGTCAAGTTTCAGACGATAAGTGGATTCGCATTGCAGCATGGATCGCAAGACATATGCCTGATTTAGATGCACCACAAAATAATGATCCTAATGATTCAGGTTATCCTGGAGCCGGACTTGTTGCACATTTACTTTGGGGATCAGGACCAAGCAAACGTGCCGCACAAAGAACTATGGAATATGCGCAAGGAGTTGTAGAAAGAATTAGAAGAAAAGAAGAACAAGCGCGTTGGGCTAGTGTAAATGTACAATTAAGAGAAAAGAAAGAAGAAAAAATGCCAAGTACAGTTGAACGTCGTGTTAATGATGTAACTTTTGAAATTCGCCAAGGCGAAGTTGATGCAAACAAAATGACTTTCACCGGTTACGCCGCAGTTTTTAATTCACCAAGCGAACCTTTACCTTTCACCGAATTCATTATGCCTGGGGCTTTTAAACGTTCCCTTAAATCGCGCAACGAAGTAAAACTATTTATGAATCACAATATGGATATTGTTTTAGGTTCAACAAGAGCAAAGACTTTAAGATTAACCGAAGATTCTAAAGGTTTATTAGCAGAAGCCGTTTTGCCTGATACAACAGCCGGTCGCGATCTTTCAGTTCTAATGCAACGTGGTGATGTTAATTCAATGTCCTTTGGTTTCTCTGTACCAGCAAAAGGCGATAGATGGGCAAATGACGGCATGACTCGTGAACTTCATCAAATAAGATTGCATGAAGTTTCAATAGTTACCGGATTTCCAGCCTACGAAGCAACAACAGCATCAGTAAGATCTATAGATGCTCTTGCAACTCGCACCGGTATGAGCGCCGATGTTTTAGCCGATGCTTTAACAAGATTAGAAGCCGGCGAAAACCTTTCCTTAGATCACGCTTCAACCATTAACGAAGCAGTTGCTAAATTGAAAGAATCAGTTCCTAACGAAGCCGAACTTGTAGCGATCAAACAAAAACAACTCGATCTAATGTTAAAGGCGATCTAATGAATAAAGAAGAAGTTAAACAAGCGATCCTTAAAGTTGCAGGTTATCCAGAATCAGGTGCGATTGCTGAAATGGCTGAAGCGATGGCCGAAGAAATTTGTGGAATTAAAAAAGAAACTAAAAAGTTCGATCCTGTAACCGAAACAAGAATTATCGGAGTTCAAGAAACCCGATAAGTTTTGTGCAATAATAAATCTAACAGGTTTGCGTGTAGCCACCAACCTTGTTACTTTACTGCTTGTGAGTGAGCCTCCAGCAGGTTATCTAATCAAGTAGTAAAACCATTTCAAAAAAAAGGAAAACAATGTCTGAATACATTAAACTTCAGCATGAAGCACGCCAAAAAGCATGGCACTCTGCAAAAGAAATTTTGGATAGAGCCGCAGCAGAAAAGCGTGATCTTACTGCAGAAGAAAATCAATCATACGAAAAAATTTCTGCTGAATTAGACGAGCGCGCACGCGTTATCGAAACTATTTCAAAAGACGAACAAAGAGCAAAAGCCGCAGCCGAAGCAATGCAAAACGTTGAACTTTCAGTTGCACCACAATCCGGAAAATCTGATGCAGATGTTATTAGATCAATGGCGCGTGGAGAAGTTCGTTCTTTCAACTTCGAAAAAAGAGACGTAACAAAGGGTTCAACTGGTTCACCAGTTCCAACTTCTTTCTACGATCGAATTCTTATGTTGGCAAGATACGTCGGTGGACCACTAGAAACTTCAACCATCATCAATACTGCTGGTGGAGAGAATCTACAAATTCCATCACAAGCAACTTACTCAACTGCCGCAGTGAGTCCAGAGGGTTCAGCAATTTCAGAATCCGACCCAACATTTAACAATTTTGTGACTCTTGGTGCATTTAAGTATTCTTTCTTAACCCAAATTTCTCGTGAACTTGTTGAAGATGCTGGTGTCGATATTCTTGGATTCCTTGCAGAACAAACTGGTAACGAACTTGGTTATAGAGTGAACGCCGCATTAACAACTGGAACTGGTACAACCCAACCAACAGGTATCGTAACTGTTGCTGGTTCTGCCGTAACCGGAACTGCATTAAATCCAACAGCAGACAACTTGATCGACCTTGTGTATTCAATCGATACAGCCGGTCGTCGTCTACCTGGTGCAGGGTTTATGATGAACGCAACATCAGTAGCAAACGTGCGTAAATTGAAAGACAGCGCTGGACAATATCTATTTAGTCCATCTCTATCTGCCGATGCTCGTGACTTGCTATTGGGTTATCCAATATTCGAAAACCCAGCGATGGCAACTGCCGCATCAGCAGTTAAACCAGTGTTATTTGGTCACTTGCCAAGTTACATTGTTCGTCAAGTTGGTGGAATTAAGTTAGATCGTTCAGATGATTTTGCATTTAGCAACGATTTAATTACTTTCCGTGCAACTTTCCGAGTTGATGGAAATCTTCCACAAACTAGCCACGTTAAATACTTTAAGAGTGCAAACTCCTAATAGTAATTAATCCCTAGACCAGAAACCCCGATGGAGCGCAGGCTGTCGGGGTTTCTGCTTTTTATGTGTAGGATTTGTTGTACCTGCGAACAAAGGATTAAAAGGTGAATCGTGCCGATCGTCGTAATAAAAAATACACCGGTGAATATGTCTCCGGAACTAGCGCAAGTGTTCGAAATGTTGGGATTCCCAGTAGAGGAAGAATCCTCTGGACCTCAAACGCCCCTTGGGCATCAACCGGATACGGACAACAAACGGCGCAAGTTACAAAAAGACTTAAAAAAGATAATTACGAAATAGCGATCGCTTCTAACTATGGTTTAGAAGCATCTTCAACTATTTGGGGAACTGAATATGGTGAAATTCCTGTTTATCCACGAGGCATGGATTTGTATTCAAACGATGTTATTCCGGCGCATATGTACGATTGGGCTAATAGAGATAAAGATGCTCCGAACGCTTTAATTACTTTATACGATGTTTGGGTTTTCAAAGGTAAAAAATGGGATGACTGGAACGTTGCTTCTTGGGTTCCTATTGATCATCTTCCTTGCCCACCTGAAGTTCGTGATTGGTGTAAAAAAGATAACGTAACTCCTTTGGCAATGTCTAAGTTCGGTAAAGAAATGCTAGAAAGAGTAGATATCCAATCAGAATATATTCCACACGCTATTGAAAAAGTTTTTAAACCAACTAACTTTATTCACACAGCAGACAACGACAAAATTACGGCTAGAGAGTTTATTAAAATTCCGGAAGATAAATTTGTTGTCGGGATGAACGCCGCAAATAAAGGAATCGTTCCTAACAGAAAAGCGTTTGGCGAAAACCTTTTAGCCTTTTCAATGTTTGCACAAAAACATAAAGATGCAGTTCTTTACTTACATACAGATTTCATGGGTTCGGGTGGAATAAATCTTATGGATTTAATTAACGCTGTCGGTATCCCTAAAGAGCAAGTTAAATTTATCGATCCTTATCTTTATCGTTCAGGATTAGCAACCGAAGTTGTTGCTGCAACTTATACGGCTATGGATGTTTTGTTAGCCGTTTCAATGGGAGAGGGTTTCGGAATTCCTACTTTGGAAGCGCAAGCATGTGGAACTAGAGTTATAGTTTCAGATTTCGCCGCAAGCACAGAATTAGTTGGAGAGGGATGGTTAGTCGGAGGGCAACCTTTCTGGGATGCGCAACAAAGATCTTTCTTTCATAGTCCAAGCGTTCCTGAAATAGTTGAAGCCTTAGAGAACGCCTATAACAAAGGTAGGTCAAGATCAGATCAGGCAATCGAGTTCGCTAA